CTAAGACTTACAACTACATGTTTTGCCATGATTTTTTATTTTTAATTTGCCAGGTATTGTTAACGTATAGGCGGACGTTTTATTTACTCCATTATATTTGTAATCTTAGACTGTATACCTCTGTATTCAGTAACGTAAGATTGGATACTCTTATACTCTTTTTTAACATTGAGTAACTCTTCTGCTGCTTTTTTCAATGCATTAGCAAAGTTAGAAGGATAGCATACAGTTTTAATATACTCTGTATTGTTTTCTCCTTTAATAACTCTTTCATATAGAGTATAACCGCCTGTTTGTGATCTAGAAACAAAGAATGGTTCTAGTGCTGGATCTTCAATGATCGTATCATTCGAAGGAATTGAGTCTGGTTTTCGTAACATTTATATAACTTTATTTAATTAATAATTCTTTTAACTCTTCGTATTTAACTACTCCATTTAGTTTATGAACCTCTCCATCATCATGAGTAATTACAGTAAAGGGTATCGACCTAACTTTATGCTCTGCTGCTAATCCAGTAGTATCTGTATCAACATTACATTCTACGAATTCAACTTTACCGTCTAACTCTACTTTTATCTTATCCCAAGCTCTTTTATAAACTTTACAAGGACCACACCAATCGGCGGAAAATTTTATTGCTTTAACCATAATATAATATAATGAATTTATTTTTAATTACCAACTATTTCTTAATATTTATCCGTCGCAACTCAAACAATCTAAATTAGTTCGACTTCCAATGTCTCCGTTAATTACTGAGTCTGTTCTAAGATAGTACAGTGTCTTAACTCCCAGTCTCCATGCAGTTTGATGAACTTCATTAATAAACTTAGGACTATCCGTTGGATCAAAAGCTAAGTTAAGTGACTGTGTTTGATCTATGTACTTCTGTCTAGCTGCTGCTTGCTCTACTAATTGAAGTTGATTTATTTCTGCAAAAGTTAAAAATATAGGTTTATCTTCTGCTGGCATAATATCTTCAGGTAGATTTGCAATAGATCCTCTATCTTTCATAATCTGATCCCATACCTCTTCAGTATTAGCTCCTCTCTCAATTAAATAAGTTTCTAAAGCTCCGTTTTTTCTAATAAATGTTCCTTTTGCAGAGTTAAAGGTGTATATATTAGCTGGATGAGGTTCTATTCCTGCAGATACTCCTCCTGCAATGGTTGAATTAGATACTGTAGGTGCTACTGCCATTAAATGTGTATTCCTCATACCTGTTCCTTTACACCATAGTGGTTCTCCGTATTCTAAAGCTAATTTTCTTGATGCTGCTTCAGCTTCAGCTTTTATTTTAGAGAATATTTGATGTGTTAGTGAAGTAGCTGCTAGAGAAGCAAAAGGAATTCTTTCGTTCTGTAACATTGTATGCCATCCAAGTACTCCTAATCCAATAGCTCTACCTTTTTTAGCACTTCTATGAGACCTAATTAATGAATCTCTTCCGGAAGTTTTACCTAAAAACTCTTCTAATACTCCATCTAGGAAGTATATTGCTGTTTCAACTAAATCAGTATTCTTCCATTCATGGTACTTAGTTAAATTAACAGAGGATAAACAACATATAAAACTATGCTCTTCATCGGTATGCAAAGTAATCTCTGAGCATATATTAGTCATAGAGACATCTAAGTTATTCTTCTTATAAGCTAATGGATTATTATTATTCACAGTATCTCCAAACATAATGTAAGGTTCTCCTGTTTCCATTCTAGATTTAAGTATCTTAACCCATAACTCCATAGCCTCTGGATCTCTATGTTCTAAGCGTTGCATAAAGGAATCATCTACATTTACACATTGATGTAAATTCAAGCACTGTCTGTTAGGGTCTCCCTTAGGTCTACGAATCTCTAAGTACTCATGTATATCTGGGTGATTTATATCTAAGTTTACAGATGCTGCTCCTCTTCTTACTGATCCTTGATTAGTAGCAATAATAGTAGAATCGTATATCTTAGCCCAAGGTATAATACCCTCTGATTGACCTACTCCGTTACCTATTTTTTCTCCTCTTCCTCTAACTTTACCTAAGCCGATTCCAACTCCTCCGCCAAGAGAAGTAAGTCTCATTAATTCAGCGTTAGTTAGTCCAATTCCTCTAATAGAATCTGGTGTATCAATACCAAAACAAGAGATCGGTAATCCTTTATCTGTTCCTGTATTCGATAGTACCGGGGAAGCTAAGTTTAACCACCCTTTCCACATATACTTAAAGAATTTATTCTCTAAATCTGGCCGATCAAGTCGTCTTGCTACAGTTGAAGCTACTCGACGGAAGGCTTTTTTAGGGGTTTCATTGGCTAATAAGTAACCGTTTGATATAGTTGCTAGGGAAAGCTCGTTCATCCACTCAGGATAGTCCTTACCGGCTTCCCAGTTAGTTGTGTCTACAATTATGCTCATATTTTTAAAATGCGTTTGACCAGTCGATGTGACCTTTTGAATAGTTAGTAACTCTGCTTGCGAAGAAATCTGTTTGTTGCTTCCCAGCAATTACGGCATCAAACCACTTCATAGTTTTTAATGCTCCTTTATCTATATCCTCTGAAGGAATAATAGGTGTTAATCCTAAATCTCCCATCTTAGTATTTATTCTATGCTTGATAAAGTTCTTTAGTTCGTTTTTAGTAAGATTCTCTAAATCTCCCATTTCAAATACTTTATCTATAAAATCAAATTCTAACTTCATAGCACATCTTGCTGCTTCTTCTATTTCTGCTATTAACTTAGGAGTTTTTAAGTGAGCTTCTTCCTCCATTAATGTTCTAAATAACCAACAACCAGCATCTGAGTGAAGAGATTCATCCCTAACTGACCATTCTACTATTTGACCTACACCTTTTAACTTGTTTCTCATCTTAAAAGAAAGTAAGACAGCGAATGATGAAAAGAGGTTAACACCTTCTGTAAACGCGGAAAAGATTGCTAAAGACTTAGCTCTTTCATGCCAATTTGCAGTACCGTCGTGATTGTCTCTCACATTCATTAACGATTCTATCTTAGCCATAGTAGCTGGGTCTTCTAAGAACTCAGCAAAATTATCTAAACCTAATTGTTCGTTAAGTAATGAATAAGCTTCTGCATGAATAGTCTCTGATGAACCTAATGTTGTCCCCATCATAATGACTTCTGGTTTTCTAAACCATTTCGTGACTAACGTAGACCAGTAATCATTTACTACAGTCTCTGTTTGAGCAAATCCTTTTAAAATTTGACCGACTACATTCTTTTCGTAGTCTTTCATATTACTTTTCCAATCAGTAACATCCTGTGCCATTGGTACTTCTGTATGTAACCAGTGTGCTTGTTGTTGTTTTAACCAAAAATCGTATGCTTTTGGGTATTCAAACGGCTTATAAACTATTCTTTCTTTAAGTAAACTCATATATCTTTATATATTATTAGGTTATTGAGACAGTGAATCCTCAAGTGAAAAGTTACTATCATCTTGAGGATACTTTAATAAATATCCCTATACTTTATTAGTTGGTTGTTCGACACTAAAAAACTTCTTAGCTAACTCTTTATGGGTAGCAGTAACACCGTTTGCATTAGGCTCTAAAGACTCCATATCTGCTTCGCCATCGAAGGTAATATGACCGTTATTAGTATCCATCTTTAGGTTATAGGTCATTCCGTCCATTCCGTAACGGTTCTTCATAACGTGCCATCTACCGGTTCCGAGTACTTTATCTTCTTTCATTCTAGATAAAGAAAAACACATATCTGCTACCATCATCTTATCATACGATCCTGCAGCTTTATCTCCTTCAATGACTGAATCTTTAGCTCCCATTCTGTTTACCTGTGATGGAGTAATTACTGGTATCTTAAACTCTTTAGCTAAACCCTTAGTTGCAATAAATACATCATCTATTTCATCCTTACGTTCAGAGAATTTTCCTTTAGAAGGCGCTCTTAAGTAATCAACATAGTCAATAACCACTAAATCTGGTTTATGATCCATATCAATACACTTTTGAATATGGGATTTAACGGTATTTACTGTAGCTCCCTTAGGTGCATACTCTTTAACTATAAGTTTACCTTTTAAATCTCCTACTAGCTTCTGTACCTCTTCTCGATGGTCATTTACTTCATCAATAGAGTAACCTGTAAGGTAACAATCAAATCGTTTACCTACATAATCTTCTCCTAATTCTAAAGTATAGTAGTTAACATTGAATCCCATTTTAACAGCATGTGCTGCCATAGCTACACAAGTCCAACTTTTACCACCACCTGGGTTACCAAATACAATAGCTAAATCTCCAGGTCCGAATCCACCTTGAATTCCTTCATTTAGAACCGGCCAAGGTGTAGGAATAGTAGGTCTATAGTTTTCCCTATAACGACTTTCTATGTCTTTGTTATATTCGTGACCTATATTCTTATCCATTCCTGCTTTCATAGCTTTTTCAACCATGTTTCTAATACCGTCAAAGTCTCCTTCTTTAAGCAAGTCAGCTGATTCAAGTATTGCAGATTTCATTTCTTGGTTCTTACAGAATCCTAAGAACTCTTCTTGAATATACTCTAAATCGTCTTGAGTAGCTGCGTATGAATTACGTAACTCTTCTTTTAAGGCGACCTTTAGTAACTCATTCTCTACTTTTTGAAGTTCCACTTTTAATACATCCATAGTAGGAGTAGTGTGGTATATATCAAAGTAACTTGTTATTTCACCGATGATCCACTTATGGGCATCTGAGTCAAAATAAGTTTCTTTTAATACATCTCTTACATTCAATAAGAAGACTTTGTCTGTTAGTAGCGAGCCAAGAACTTTCAATTGGAACCCTTTACCGTACTGGTGTAAACTTTTTAATGTCATATTATAACCTTTATTTATTTAAATATAATGAAAATTAACGTATAAAGCAACTAATAGCTACTGTATTTTATACTTAATTTACTACTTCTGGAAAGTGGTCAAACCTCTAAAGTTCTCTAACCATGCTTCGGTGTTTTTAGTAACACCTTCTATTCCGTCTAACTCTAACATATGCAAGAAAGCACCTGTTTGTAAGTCAGCTATAGGATCTCTAACCACATCGTTTACGTACTTCCTCTCTTTATCATCTAAAGCAGTAATATGTAAGTCCATTAATTGAAAATTAGTTTCAACTCTATCCCATTGAGTGATAATCTTAGGGAATATCTTTTTAACTTTCTTTTCATTTAACTTAGCTTCACATATATCGTAAACATACTGTAAATCAGTACCTGGTTTATCGATAAGATCAGGAAATTCAGCTAATATAGTCTTTATTCCTAATCCTTTAACACCTGCTAAGTTATCAGAGTTATCTCCTATTAATGCTTTAACAACATTGTAATTTTCCGGGAGAACTTGGAGTTCAGCATTTATATTAGATTTAGTAAAGGTTTTCTTCTTTATTGGTGCGTATACCTCAACGGTATCGTCTACTAACTGTAAGAAATCCTTATCTGAGGATACAATAGTACATTTTTTGACGTCAGATTCGGATGACTTCTTAGCTAGAAATGCTATAATGTCATCTGCCTCTAATTTCTCTAGCATCATAGATTGCATTGGAAGACATTCCAAATAATCCTGTACTCTATGCAATTGACCTATTAAAGCTTCCATTTCTTGCTCTTTAGTATCATATAAACCCCAATGGGTAATTCTACTTGTAGCTCTTTGAGCTTTATAGTTAGGATCTATATTCTTTCGATTTGCTGATCCACCTTTTCCGTCCCATACGATTATCACCCTTGTTGGATCAAATATTCGAGTCACATACCCTAAGGAGCGGAGGAACCCGACAATGCCACCGATGTGGGAGCCTGAAGGGTTCATCGCTTTTAGGAGTGAAAAGCTACGAATTAACATATTCATAGCATCCACTACCAGTATATGATCATTTAAAGATCGAGGTGGGGTCTCTTTTAGATTACTGAGTATATTTTCGTATGCCATTAATCTAGTAAGTTTGGAGAGATTGGTGTTTCTTCTAAGTCTCCTTCTTCGATAAGATCGAAGTCTACAGAACCGACTAACTTTAACCAGTGTTCTTTATGAGCATCTCTATACTTGTCTATGGCTTTCTTATCGTCTTCGATAAATCCATGAGAAGTCATAACTACTCTTCCTCTAGACTGTACTCCTCCAATATGATTCTTTTCTATCTGAATGTTAGTTCTTTTAGCGAATTCTACTTGAAGTCCGTTCTTAACAGCTTTAATTTTAGAGGTACCGGGGTTAGTAATATTACCAAAGGTTACAACTAACGTAGCATCATACCACATTGACATTCCTCCTTTATTCTGTAATTTAGGCTGACCCATAGGGTGTTCTGGTTTCATAGTCCATACCTTATTAATAGCAACTAGTGTATTAGTATAAGGTGAGTTCTCTTTTCTAGATAATAAAATCTTTTGATTTAAGTTATTACCGAATTGAGTAGACATTGCTCCTGCATTCCATTCATTATTGTTCTTATTAGAACGTACTGATAAGTCACACGGTATAGAACCAATTGAATCCCAAAAGAAACACATATCATAAGGTAGATTACCTTTTGCCTGTTCGTCCATTAAATCAGCCATATAGACTGCTACTTCTTCAATAGTATTTAATGATCCTCTATCAGCATAAAGGAAATGTCCTTCATAATCAACTACAGTACCGTTAGCATCTTTAACTTCATCAAACTGTAAGCCCATCTCTTTGGCATGTTCCCATGACCATTTCATCTCTGAAATTACAAAGACAGGTAGTATTCCCATCTTTTGAGCATTTACAGCTGCTTCCAGTAAAGCTGTTGTTTTACCGGTATCACTATGACCTCTTAACAAGGTAATATGTCCTGTAGGTATTCCCGGTAAGGAAGTAATTTCTTGAAAAGCTTTTGATAAAGGAATCCATCCTTGCTCTTTAAACTTTACAGAAGAAGAGGAGTACCCTTTTTTCTTCTTAAAATTACCTAGGTTAAATGACTTCTGCACACTAGCAGCCGCCTTTGCTTGTACTACTTCTTTTTTCTTTGCCATATTTTACTCGTTGAATAAGTCATCAAATTTATTTACTGTGGTTTTGTTGCCAGCCGTAGCTGTTTCCAAAGTAAAGTCTGTTTTTTGCTGACCTAAGCTTTCTGGCAGTTTATCTGTAGCAGGTGCGTCAGGAGTTCCCTCTTCAACAGAACCTGGATTCAGATAGTTTTGTAATTGTTTTTTAATAAAGTCGTAATCGTATTGAGTATGTACTTCTGTAGGGTTAGGTTGAGTTTTTAACCAAGAGTCAACTAAATCATTATTGTCTGATAAAGCGGTTTGTTTAGGTTTAATTCTCACAGTAGTTTCAGGGTAAGGGTTACCAGCTGATTGCTCTACTACCATATCCCATCCGTTGATTACATCTGTATAATCACCAATATCCTCGTCTTCAGCTAATGCTAAAAGTGATTTATAAATAGTAATTCCAAATCCCCATAATCGAACTCCTTTTTCCTCTTCTCCTCTAATTACTACAGGAGCAAAGATTCTAGTTTTAGGGTTAATCTTACCGGATAGAGACCAATTGTCTTTATCGTTAGTTTTTCTTAACTCTTTTACAAATTCTTCAATTGGATCTTGTTTACCAAAGTTTGAAAGTGCTACCATCGGGTATTTCCCAATTCCGTAGTGAAATTTAAGTTCTTTGAAAGGGTAACTAGGATCAAAAGCAGAAGGAACTATCCTTAGCGTTTGTTTTCCTAATGAGGGTTTCCAAAAAATCTTTGAGTAGTCAGTCTTTTCTTGATTCTGACCGGAGTTGTTTAAGGCGTCTAGTTTTGCCTTGATTGCATTAATGTCCATATATAACTGATTTTAATTGTTTAACTTCTATTAATATACGAAAAATATATTAATGATCCAACTCTATTATGTTAAATAGTTTGGTATTGATCCTTTTAAGGTCAGGACCTTTTGTAAGTAGCACACAGTTTTTGTAGTCTGACCAATTAATTCGATAAGTGGTGTCGAGTACTCCGCCGTTAAGCTCTCTTATTAAAGTATTTAACGCATTGATTGTGTACAATGTATTGGTTTCTTTCTTTCTATGTACTAAGATAGTATTGTCTAAGAAAGCAGAAACGTTTCCAAAGTCTACGTTATAAGTACAGATGTACTCATTTTGACTTTTGGAATAAAGTACGAAAATTTTACTATATATTATCTTGTACCTTTCTTGTATTGAAGATAGTACATCGTCTAGCCCTTCTTGGGTTGAGAATGTACAAAACAGTTTATTACTCATATCGTCGTTTAAAATGTCATCGTCGAAATCATATGCGACGGAAAAATCTGTAACTAATTGCATTTAATATAAATATAAACTGTTCTACAAAACTAAATTTTTACTGTACTTAAAGTTTACTGGGTATTTCTTACTAGATTCTAGTATGATTTGCAGTTCTTTTAAAGTCTCTTTACCGTCATCTTTATCAAAATCAAAGAGTATGGCATCATAAGTATATAGCGCTATTTTGGTCTTCTTATTCTGTAAATAACGTAACACTTCTTTTAATATAAGAATATTATTTGAGGTTTCCAACGATTGCATCATATAATTCATTAATTTAGCTGGATGCATACCTTTAAGGTCTTTAGTAAATGGTTTACCTGATTGAGGGTTACATACTACTCCTATTTCTTGGTAGACTGCCCACATATTGTCTATAAACTCTTGAATCAACTTAAAAACCTCTAAATCTTTATGTTCTGCAGGTATCTTACCGTATATAGCTTGGAAATTAATCTGTTTAGCTTCTTTATACTGTTCGTCAGATATATCCTCAGTACCGAAGTAGTGTTTTGCTAATTGTTTATGAGCTGATTCAGGTGTTAGTTTATAACCGATCTGATCACAAAGTAATCGAAGGTGGTACCCATCGAAATCAAACTCAACGAAGTAATCATTAGACGGAATGAAACAATTTCTATGTTCTTGACTTTTAGGTATAGCAGCGAAATTAACGCTGTTGTAGGCATTAGTCGGTCTAGAAGTTGCATTGTATAGGTTGTAGTATGTTAGTACTTTGTTATCCTTTATGTTATACAGTGGATCCCTTGGAGAGAACTTCTCTAAGAAAGGTTCATAGTTGATGCCTATACCTTGTTGTTCTATTAAGTAGAATACGTTAGTTGCGGTATTATTATAAAAGTGGAATCCATCAGGAATAGGTAACTCAAGAATATGCTCTATTGATTCGAATGCATTTTCACTAATTTCAAAATGTTTAGATATAGGAATAAGTTTATTTATTTCTGGTACTTTACGAAATTTGTTATAAAAGGAGTTAATAGTAGGGTTAGTTTTAGTAACCTCTAACCTATCGTAATAAGTCATACTATATAAGAGTGATATATCTATGGCTTCCTGTAGATTAAAGTGATAGAGCAATTTCTTCTTATCAACTGTATATAGTGTAGTGAATTTAGATAGAAAGTGATAGATACGTTCTTTATCTACGTTTAGTCCTTCTTCATGTTCTATAGGTATTATGTATCCGTGTTCACTCTTTATAGTCCTAATGTAGACTGCTACAGTTTTAGAAAGAGCTGGATGGTATAAGTCATGGGTAGATATGATGTCTACGTAACACCCTATACCCTTTAACTTCTCTAATTGAAGTAGCTTACTTTCTTCTTCTACTATATAAAACATTCTTATAACCTTTTATGTAATATACGAAATATAAGCTAATCTACAAACTAATAGTTGTTATTTGTTGAGATATAATTTTGGCCTGAGTTATTACCTGATTCATCAAAGTTTTGAGAACCACCGCCTCCACCTCCGCCTCCGCCACTACTAGAGTTTCCGGATGTTGATGTATTTACTGCTTCTTCTATAGGTTCAACTTTAATTGGTACTTTCTTTTTAAATCTAGGTTTAGGTGCAACAAGGGGTTTTGACTGTATACTTGAAATACCGCTTATTATGCGAACCTGTTCTTTTCTAGGAAGCTCTTCGAACTTATAACCTTCTACATCTGATTGTATATCTGCAAATTTATCATACTCAGTAATAAATGTATCTAGACCTTTGAGTATTAAAGCTCCTTTTTTAGCATTTTCCTTATTTCTTGTGATTGCTCCCTTAAACAAGTAACCTTGATTAAATATGTCTTTGATTGGTTTATCTATTATCCACTTAATAGATGTACCTATAAGGTATTTTTCTTTTAACTTCTGTGTTGATGTTTGTTTTTTAACTTCTATTATCTTACCGTTTCTAGTGTCTTTGATAAAGTACCTTAAAAAGAAACCTTTCTTATAGTCCTCAGGTACGGGGTATACTTGTTCGGATACTATCTTGTCTTCGTACGTAGGTTCCGGTAAGTGGGGTTCCGAGTCATCAGCAAATATCTCAATAGAATCTACGTTGGGTACATTACCTGTATATGTTTGACCATTGTACAGTTTATGGTAAGATCCTTGATAAGGCTGACCTGTAGGTAACAAAAATTGTCCCTGTTGAGCTAATAATCCTTTTATGTACTTAAATGCTGGTAGCCACATATTATTCTTTGTTTAATGGATCAAATGCTTGGAAATGCATGTAATCGTAGTTCTTAGCTCTTCCTAAACTGTGCCATCCGTACTGCTCAAAAATGTCAATCATTCTCTGATATTCTGGTTGGGAGAAAGCTGCTTCTGGAGCATGAGTATTTAGTTGATTTTTTGCACGATATAAATCTATGGCAATACCCCAAGAGTGAAGACTCCAGGTTGTTCCATTTCGTTTTGCTCTTTTATTATATACTCCACTATATACATTAATCTTTAATTCCTGAATTCTTGCAGCTCCGTATTCTGCTAAGATTCCATCAAATGCTGCTCTAAGTTGTCCACTCACTTTTCTATGTACACCGCTGATCTTCGTTACCGGTTTGCCGTCATAAGTAAGGTTAAATCCTTCTGGTACTACCATCGTAGATAAATTTGCTTGATCTCCAGGTTCACCGTACATCTTTTTAACGTTCTTCTGACCAGCTGTTGCTAATGCTTTAGAAGCTAGTACTACTTCTTTTCTTCTTTTTTCTTTCTGTATTGTAAGAAGCTCTATCGACGCTGCATAAGATGGGTCTGGTTTTTCTGTAGCAGGTAAATTAAACATATATGCAGTAATTGCTGTTTCCCATCTATTAGTACCTTTTATAGTATCATCTAAACCGGAAATTACAAATCCTACTCTATTATGGTACCTTGCTGGTAGTACATTGTTCTCTATCCTGAAGGCTTCTCCAATTCTTAACCCACTTATACCGTCTACTGTTAAACTTATAGTTAGAGGAATTATACCCTTAAAAGGAAGCTTCTGTCCTTTTTGTCTACCGTTTCTTTGGTGAGCTTTGAATGCTTTTTCAGAAAACGTTGAGTGATCTAGTCTAACATTATTAATTGCTACTCTATCCCATTTTTTTCTGAAGGAGTATAGTGCATAGACTGCTGCTACATTTGCACCATGGTCTATTGTTATTTCGTTTTCATCAGGTTCTGTTACAGTATCTTTGGATGCATCTATATCTAGTATTTTTTTATACCTATCTTTAAGTCCGATATTATACCTGGACATAGAGTCTAAGTTGGTATCATCACCAGATACTGCTGCTGCAACAGCTAACATGTTTGTGAGGGCTCCGGATATTTTAGTTTCAAGACTAAAGTTTGTGACTAAACTACCTAAACCTACTAGATCTAAAACACTTAAAGTTTCATCAGAGGATACTTCAGGATTGTAGTAAGTTCTATCTACTACCCTCCATTCGTTTTCTTCTTTACATAAATCTAAATCAAATTCATTTATACCTCCTAAGTTAGAATTTATATCACTAAGCAATGCTTTAATGAGCGTAAATATATTCAAATCAGGTTTTGCACCGTCACTTGTAAGAGAGTTTATCTTATCAATTAAGTGGTCTACGTTTAATAAAATATGATACGCATTTGAAACCTCTAATTTACTATGTATTAATTCATTTGGGGTTTTGGTCGTATTGATAGCATATTTTCCATATATTTCTATGTCTGATAAGAATACTCCGGGGTTATTGTCTATAGGTATCATACATACTCCAGGATCTAATCCAACATGTCCAGGGAATGTAGTATAAGGGCTAGAGTGCAGACCTTCGTATCTTTTAGTTCTAAAGTGAGCTTCTTTTACTCCTTCCTCATTTTCTGGGACTAGTAAATTATTACATAGGGACATGAATGCACCTAAATTAATAAACGTAAACTGATTTTCAAAACTCTTTCCAGGTTCGTACTTAGTATCCTCTCCTACTGCTTCTTCTTCTAATCCTTCTATATTAAAGCCATTACTTCTAGTAATAATAGCTGGGTTCTCTGTATCTACTTTGCCGGTTTTATCCAGCATGTACCTTTGTTCATTAAGTTTTTCCCACCCGCTTACCTTAAGGCTTCTTAATGCTGTTACAATTGTATATTCAGGAGATTTGACTGGGTTACCTTCCAGTAATGCTTTAGTTTTTCCATTATCAGGAAGAAGTACTTTAAGTGATTCTACCACTTCTCCTTTTGCTTGTATTTGAATATTACAATCAAAACCACCATCAGTATTGTACGACCAACTAAAGTTTAGTATACGGCCAAGAAAAGCAGAATAATTGTAACTGGTATCTTCTTCTAACTTTAATATATCTTTTTGTAATTCCTCTAATGACTTAGTTTTTGAAATATACTCTTGAGCAATAGAAGTCTCTACTGTATTTACTTCTAGGTTACTATTTGAAGAATCTATATAAGCTGCTGATCCGTACTCTACTAGTACATTAAATCCAGGTCTGAAGTATAATTGTTCCATTGCATCTAAATGCTCTAAACTCCATACTCTGAATCCTATATTTGCTTTCTTTAAAGTACCGTAAGCTCCTTGCGTTTGTACTTGAAATGAATCTATTCCGACCATTGGACGGAAACCACTTATTTCATCGTAACCGTATGAACTACTATTACCTTCATCTAAAAAGTTACCCATAAGCTCTAACCCTTCTCTAGGTTTAGTCTGCCTTTTACCGGTTTCTGATTCAGTAGATTTTAACGTACCTCCTTGTAAAATAAAATTTGATGCTAGTTTTTCTGTGTATTCTTCTGCATCTTGGGTTTCTAAAGTATCTACTGCAGATACCATTCTACACCAAGCTCCTCTATTATGTAGAAGCATAGTTTGTTCCACTGTTCTTTCTTGAGATTTTAGAACTGCTTTTCTTGCTTCTAATTGTTTATTTACAGCAGAACTAATCGGTACTCCAAATGCTTTTCCTCCTGCCATTATCTTTCGTTATTTAGTTCATCGTAGAGTTTTATAACGTTATGTGGATCAGCTGGAATTCGTATCTGTACTCCTGGTGTAACAACTAAGGAGTCTTTACTGAAACTATTCACTCCTGCGATTATCCACCATAGAGCTGCATTATTATAAAACTGTAAAGCTAAAGTATCATATCTATCTCCTGCAGATGTTATTGCATAGATGTCTTCTGAGTTTAAAGGTACATCTGGGAATACTGCATTACTGTAGTATCTCTTCCCTTCAGAGTCTTTATTAACTTGTATTTTTTTGTATCTATTCACTATTAAAGTATTTGCTTTGCTTAATTACCTTTTTAATATCTTTGCTGCTGAACCTTCTGGTTGTTTATTTTCTAAAGTGTTACCTACATTATGTATAAACTGACTTCCGTATTGTGTGTTAAATTTATGTATAGGAGTAAATGCACAACTAACGTCAAGAATTTGAGGAAGTTCTCCTCCTGCTCCTTCTGCGTTAGGTCCAAACTGGTATCCATTGTTCCAGCTTAATCCAATTGAGGTAAAGAATCCTGTTTGGTTAATTAAGTAGTCACCAATCGTAACTCCTACAAAATTTCCTCTCATATAACTTGAACCTACATAAGTAGGAGCCAAAGAACCTGCTAAAAGGTTTAACTTGTCATAGATAGGCTGTATTTCGTTTTTAGATAATGCTGCTACTTTAAAAGAAAAACTAAGTGATCTTCCAAATCCAGAATAAGTATAAAAATCTTCTGCTCTTCCTATATACTTAAAACTATTCCAGTTTGCAGAATAGTCATCACCGAAACTATCTAAAAATGCTCTAAATTTTAATATTGTAATTTGTGGCTGTGCATTTTGAGTTGTACCTGGTGATATAATTTTGAAGTTAAACTTAATTAAATCATCATCTACTTTATCATCGGCTATATTTTCTCCAAGCGAGTATACTATTGGAGCTGATGCAGAGATAGAGTCATAATGTTTTGAAGAATCTGCATCGTTGAACCCAATTCCGCTTAATGTTAAGTTAGCTGAGTTAGTGTTAGTTTTAGGGCTAGTTTCACCGCTATAGTAGCTTCCTTCTCCTCTTGTCTCCCAAGTTCCTTTTTCTACTTTTGGGCTATTTTTATACTCTAACCCTTCTGTGGTAGCTACTGCTCTAGACTTTGCTCCAGGTGTTGGACTTTTGCTAAAATACTCTAGTACAAGTGTACTGTTATTATCTTCAAAGTCTCCGGTTTTTTCTATAATACCTTGTGTAGTTATCTGACCGTCTTGTCTTCTATTGTTTTTATATTCAATATGACCTCGTACACCTTTAAGA